CATCTATCCCAGCCGCTAACGTGGATAACGCATTGTTTTTCGCTACTAGAAATGTTGTCATACGAACCTCCGTCGGTATGTTATTTTCACAGAACCCAGAACCCCGAATTCTTCAATCTGAATATGGTTGTAACCAGCGACTAATGTTGGAAATTGCCCACTTATGGTACTTATGTCCGATATATCGTTTTTCGTTACATGCCAGTGAGGGGCATCAACCTCTAATATGTCAGCCGAATCAAGACTTCCTTGCCACGAAAGGGCCTTGGTTGTGGTCAAATTCGTTAGGGTTATAGTTATACCAGCTAAATCCTCTCCTGCTGTCAAAGCATAGACTGGCTCAGTTTCAACCGCCCCCTCGTTGTTCACTATAATAATCTTAGGATCTTCATCTACATCGTCCTCTACCTCGTATTCCTGAATGGAATAGGCGTATGGGTCAAGGCAAGTGAACAATGCTTCCCCTCTCCATGAGAGCACACCTTCGAGTTCACCTGTCAACCCCTCGAAACGTGCATTCCAGTACCTATCAGGCAATGACGGGTGATATTGCAACTGTCCATCAATCCTACTGAAAAGAACCCTCTTGACATTGTCCAGGTTACTTTTCAAGGCAGCGAGTGTAACTGCTGTAACAGACACACCGAAGATCAGCCTTTTAGGTATGATAATGCTATCATTGCCATACGATTTGTAATCTAGTTGCTGGAAAGCAACTTCAGTATCTACAGGTACGTTCGACTTTATAACATAGAGATTATACTGTGCTAGGTTGGCTCCATTAAAAATCAAACTATTAGCCATATCTTGGCCTCAAACTATCCAGCCGACGTAGCTCCCTAGCTATCCTCCGAACATCAGCTTCTTCTCTTACTACTAACTCAGCGATATTGAAATTATTAGTTATAGTTCCTCCGCTCGGTGACACAACCTCTGTGCCCCTCTTACCAGCTATTGCATAAGGCTTCAATGATTTCAAGCCATAGAGCAATGTCGGTTCAGTTATCAGCCCACCCTTGTCGTACACCCCTAGTCTCCCTCTATGCTCTGGTGAAGGGGTTGTTGGAGCAGTGACTGTAGGATAAATAATCTTAATTGATGCTTCTGTGCCCAGTCCTTTCATTATGCGATTGTAGTCATTGACAAACTGCCTTGCCTCGTCTAGCTTATCGAGATTGAGCTGCCTGAAGGCCTCGAGGTCGCCATTGTATGCTGCTATCTGATTTGTAAGCTGGTCATCCACCGCTGTCTTTTGTCCCTCGAAATAAGTGCCCATATCAGTTTCGGCGATTAAACGGTTGCGCTCCTCAATCAATCGCTCCTCTTCCCAACGATCCTCGATATCAGCGATTTGGTCCCCCAGCTCACGTTTGCGTGCTCCTGTTAAGTCCTTACCATCCCGAAGCTCATCCTTTAATGCGTTTAATCTATCTTCCTCTATGTCTCGATTCCGTTCTTCGTCAGATTCTCTAAAGCCCTTAAGCTGCTCGTTATATCCCTCCAACTTAGCGGCGAGCACAGGGTCAACGGCTCTAATCTCCGCCATCATCTGCTCGTCTATGAGATCCATCCTCTCATAGTGCATGTCACGATAGAATTTAGCCCTGTCTTCTAACGCCTGTTTTTCCTTATCAGCAACCGACTGAGCATTATCAATAGCCGTCTTGGTGGCTCTTTCTACATCGCTTATTATATCGTCTGAGCTATTCCGAACTTCATTGGCAAAGTCCCGTAATGAACGCTGAGCGTCTATGCTATCTTGCTTTATTTTCTCAGCGTCAATCATTCCAGCAATTTTGTCATGTGCCTCAGTTACCTTATCGCCCAACCACGGAAGCCATCCGATAAACTTGGCTAAAGCCCCTAGGATTTTCTCTATACCAGTCAAGAAAAAGAGCTTAATCTTCCTCCATGTTTCCTTAAAGAAATTCGTTACCTTATCCCAATGTTTGACAAGCCAGATAACGGCCGCAACTAACCCTGCAATAGCCATAATGATTAGCCCGATAGGATTAGCGCTCATGGCTGCATTGAGTAGCCATTGTTTTGCAGCGGCTATTCCTGTAGCTACTGACTGAGCAATCGTAGCCACCGTCTGAGTGCTAAGGAAGTACACTATTCTTGGTAAAATAGCAGATATGGCATTAAAAACACTCAAAAGCGGCCCCGCAACTAACAATAAGCCTCCCATAGCCCCAACTGAAGCCAAGATAGCTACTGTCAGCTTAGGATGCTTTTCACTCCAAGCGCCTACCCTCTCGATTATTGGTGTTATGATGTTTATGATGCTTTCCAAAGCTGGTATTAGAGCCTCTCCTATAACGATAGCAACCCCCTGAAGTTTGGTTTGTAATACACCCCATTTGAAAGCTATGCCTCCCGCAGCCTCCGTAAATGCATCATCGGCAGCACCTACTGAATTAGTTATAGTCATGACTGCGTCATTATATTCCCCATAGGCAACTGTCAGTAAAGGCAAAATACCCTTCATGGCTTCGTCGCTTGCAAAAAGCTCCCTTATTGCGGTTACTTCCCCACCAGTAGCCTCCTGGAGTTTTTTAAGAACCCCCGTAAGCCCACCGAATTGAGCGATGGCTTCCGGCCCTGAACTTACCCCCCATTCTTTATAAAGAGCTTGTAATGCCTCTGATGGAGAAATCAAAAGACGCAATACTGCATCAGTAGCCGTGGCCGCTTGCTCTGTTGACCCTAGATATTTCGTTAAAGTTCCCAAAGTAGCACCGGTTTCCTCAATGGATATTCCCAATCCTGCCGCATTTGAAGCCGCCCTTGGGAAAGAATTTGACAATTCCTCAAAAGTAAGCAACCCGGTGTCAACAATACCAAAGAATGTGTCCAAAGCACGGCTACTGCCTTCAACGCCCTCAAGCTGGAAGATACTCATAGCCTTAGTCAGGGCAGCAGTGGTTGCTGTGGCATCGGCAAAGCCCCCTACCGACGCCCTTACGGCCCTATCAAGGATATCAATGGCATCAGCTCCCCTATAACCTGCTGAAACTATTTGATAAAAGGCGTTTGTCACTTCGGTAGCACTCTTGCCAGTAGCTTCGGCTATGCCACGAATCTGCTCCTTGTATTTAATAGTTTCTTCGCTAGAGGCACGGAGCATTACATTTACTTTGCGGAAAGCCTCATCGAAGTCAGCGGCCATCTTTAGCGAAGCCACACCAACGGCAGTAACAGCACCCATCATAATGCCACCAGCTATCTTCATCTGCCTACCCCATTTTTGGGTAGCCCTTTCCAGTTTGCCAGTTACACCACTCAGGCCACTATCCAAATCCTTGGTGTCTAAACCTAACTCGACAACTGCATCGCCAACGTTAATCGCCATTATGTATTCTCCTTACTACCTTTTACTACCTTGATTGAAGTACCAGCCTGAGCAAATAATTCTGTATCGCTCACTTTGATAGCATCTGCATTTGAATTGCCCTTGACAGCTTCTATTTCACGTCGCTTTCGCTCAGCCAGCTTTTCAACCATCAATGTAAGCTCCTCGCTAGTCCAGTTGTCCAATACCCACTCGGGTGTAAGATGCCATTCAACCAACAGAAACTCAAATGCCTCGCCTATGGAGACAGTTGCATCATCGCTGCGGTGAGAGCTTGCGGTAAAGGGAAGGCCAAAGCCACCACCTTCTTGAAGCCTTCAGCCACTTCAAACCCAGTAGCCTCCTCCTCAATCGCAGTTCGGTCAAGGTCTTTGGCATAGGCAAAGAACAAGTCAACAACTTGGTCAGGCATATTAACCAACATAGTCTCGATTGCTCCTTCAAAGGCCTCTGGGGTGTCTGTCGTGATTTTAGCTAGTTTAGGCAATATGCCTATAAGCCCACTTAACTCCCGTCTCCACTCCCTTTCCTCCCGGAGTTTGAGAGGACGCACTTCATATTCCTTCCCGCCCAGCGTTACCTTGACACCGTCCTGGTATATTTTCTGTTCTTCGCTCCTTTCCATAAGCCTCCTTTATTACACGTCAGTTATAGTGCAAACATCTACTGCTAGGTCACCCTTATAAGCCAAGAAGGACATCGGGACAATGGTTTTCTCGCCCTTCTTATAGCTCATGCCGACGGCGCCGGTAGGATGAGCATACATAATCACAATAGTGCGGCTAGTACCTCCCACAACTGGAGGAATCCCATCTATCTTTAGTGAGCATGTTTGCAAAACTCCGCCAGCTGGCGCTACCGCACCAATTAGGATTGGGCTTACATGCCCATTTGCGCCAGCTATAGCATAGCCGATGTTAGCGATAGACGACTCCGCACAATTGCAGGTAACTGTGAGGGTCTCTTTTGTGATAACTCGGTTGATAGGGAAGGTTTCCTCTTCTGTTTCTATATCAGCGATATCTGCATTATACTCGATAGTCACGCCGTCTTCGGTATAACCTGCCACGGTAGCCGCAGCCACCCCTGCTACTCCTATTTTTAGTGTTGCTACCCCCACTAAGACATTCCCAATTGTATTTGCCATTTTACCTCCTGTTTACTATTTATTTTATGCTTCGTCTGTTACCGTACAGACATTCGTTGCCTGCTTCCGTATCGCCTGAAAAGTTACGGGCACGACAGTTTTTTCGCCTTTCTTATAGGCCATCCCCACGGCGCCGGTAGCTGTTGCTTCCGCTATGTCAATTGTCCGGGTCTTAGCAACTCCAAGAACAGGTGGGGCTGATCCCACTATTTGCAATTGAACTATATTGCCCGACGTGCTGTAGTCATAGTCAATGTCAAAAGCTGTCGTATTGCCCATAGTACCCGTTGACAAAACTGTTATATCTCCGTCCCTATAGTTCATTGTGTAATCAGTTCCCCTGGTATAAGGAACTCCTCCGCCACTAGGTTCTACATTCTCAGAGCCAAAATCAATCATTGCATGATTTAGGGGAACGGCAACATCATGAACCGACGTAAATTCTTCGTCTGCTATCGTCCCGCCACCTAGCGTCAGCACAAGGGGTGCAGCCGGGTCATCGAGTTTAGCCCCTATCATCCCTCTCCCTATATTCAATAGAGACGACTCGGCGAAGTTACAAGTGATTGAAATAGTCTCCTTTGTTATTACCCGCTTGATAGGGAACGACTCTTCTGCAACTTCAACATCGGCAGTGTCAACGCCATATTCCATAATCACACCGTCTTCGGTGTAACCCACCTCGATTAAGGCGGCATCAACGTCAGTCTCAGTTGGCAATATCTTTCTAAACGAAAGAACAGCTACCCCAGTTAAGACCCTTGATATTGTATTTGCCATTTTACCTCCTTATTAACTTTTTTTCTATGATCACATCTACCACGAATGTCTCGCCTGCTTTCACTTCGGTAGGAGTAACTATAGAAATTACGGCAGTCTCCCCTTTGACAATATCAACATATCCATCAACCCACTCCTCAATTTCAATCTGTTTAACTGGGAGAGAATTGTCAAACAACTTTCCCTCCTCGAACTTTATTTCGGTTCTACCGCTAAATCCATCCTTCACCCGGAAGTTAATATGGGCAAGACATCCATCTCCAGATACTCCGCTAACTCCAGGAAGGTTGCCAAGAAAGAACACCGTCCCCGGTACACCTAATGGCGAAAACCTCCACATGTCGATTGGGATAACCGTGTCGCCAATCTTCCCATTCGAAACTCCAGCTCCACCTTCCGCCCCTACTACTTCTAAGGCATTCGGGTCATAGATAATTTTCATCTGGTATGTATCTAAATTCATTGTCTAGCACCTCCTTTTTACTATCCCCTACAGTCCTCACAGACCCTACAGACTGGATTATAGAATGAGGGGGTTGACACGTTGACACCCTATGGTTCCTCTGCCATTATCATAATGCTGAAGAACGTCAGTACTCTAAAATAGGTAGGAATATCTATGTCCTGGAGGTCTTGTCCCTGAACCTCCTCTGTAGCGCTCAGGATTTTATAATCACTTCCATCGACCGTAACAGTTTGATTTTGGATTCCCTGTAGCACATCGTAAAGCGCTTGATAAATCTGTCTGGCAGCCAGGGGACTGTCTCCCCAACAATCAAATTGAATGCTAGGTGTAACTATGCCTGGAATATATGGAGTAGAGCTCCCACCACGTGTGAAAAAGCCCAGGGCGGGGAGTTCGCAATTCTCTGGTAATCGTGGGCAATATATCCGCTCCTCAATCACATCGGTCAAGGTAGCTTGATTTATTAAATACTCACGGATAATGCTATTGGTATCTTCGTTCATCTCAACCCCGCTTTTTCAACTCCGCCTTTATCTCTCCGGGTAGCTTGCCTATGTGTCTATCCAGGGCTGGCTTAAAATAAGGGAATGGGTCCATATACACCGTACCAGTTTCCAAATAGCCACCATAGCCTGAAGTAGAATAGACGCTCCCTGACAATCCTTTTATGTCATATTTAATTGACCTGCTGTTATTGCCTGTTCTTGTTTTCCAGGGATGGATTTTAATAACATCGTTAGCAATGTCTATGACTACATTCTTGAATGCTTTCTCACTGGCCTGATGCACCACGCGCTGAACCTCCGGTATTTTCAGATTCGTTCTAACTTTGAATTTAAGATTCATGTTAGCCTATTATCGTCCCGAATGAATGGGCAAAGCCTGCTGGTGGTGTATAGTCAACCTCAACATAGACTTGGGTGCAATGAGAATAACAACTGATTGGTGGTCTACCGCCAGTAAGATAGCCTACTTCCAAGTATAACAAAACTTGCAAGGAATCAATATCATCCCAAGTCCAAGCCACCTCACTATTAGGATTATCTGCCCAAGTTTCAGATTTCGTAACATAAGATTCGCTGCTAATGTCCATTTCGCTTGAATAATAAGGGGTGGAGTCGGAGTATACTCCAACTTTTACATAGCAGTCTTTTAGTGCAAGGTTAGTAACCCTTACTACGGCATAGACTTTTACACTGTTTATAGTCCCAGATTCCGTTGTATGATTAGGAAGCCCGAAACGTCCCTCTACGTCATCTTGTGACCCAGCGTGCAAATAGGTGGAGTCCTCATCCGAACTTTCTTCATCTATGTCCTCATGTGCGCTTTCCCCTGTGTTGGGATATAAAAGAAAGGCGGAGAATTCTGTTGAGTTTGGTCTTAAAATTAGTGCGCTCATTTCCACACCTGCCAAGTCATCGGGTTATAGGGAGTATAAACGCCATTATCTGTTAGGACTGGTTGAACCAATGTGTTAAATTGGGGAGGAGCACCTTCGGTAAGGTCTACATAAACCCAGTCAAACTTCCCGTGCTTTTTAATCTCCTCAAAGGCATCACCGTGAATTATCTGGATAGGAGTATCAAAGTAACCAGTAATCTGTTCACCCAGTAAATGGATAACCCTATCATCTATCTCACAAACCACGACATCTTTTGCCTTGCCTAAATGATTTAGATATAGCAGGATTAAACCCAACCCAAGCCCGCCGATAAAAACTCTTGCGTTATCAGGACATTCTTGAGCAGAGGTAAGCATAGAAAAATGCTCTTCGATACTGGTATTCATAACTGCGGGTAACTTACTGTCTATTATCAGTTCCCTGCCGTCATGGGTACCCTTGAGTTCTACCCCGTTATACTTTTTCTGTTCTCCCAACATAGCAAGGTCTTGCCTATCTCTATACACAGCAAACTCTGAAATCGCATCTTCGGCTTCTACCAAGCAGTATTTATTACTTTTAACCCAGAAGCTAGCCAGTGTAAAACCTAGCTTCTCCAGGGTTGCTACTAGCTTATTTAGCAGTGGCGTATGCTCTTCAGATATGCCCTTATACCACCCACCAGCGTGTAGCTGTGTATGAGCTTTCCTGTAAGCGTCAACAGCCTTCCTACCAGCCAATACCTTATGTTTATCAATCAAACTAGACATGTTACCCCTCTATGTCTTCGTTACCTTCAAACTAATCAGCACCCTCTCACAGGTGGTGATTGAATCCACATTGAACCTTAGTGTATCTCCCGCAGCAATCGCCGTTGTCCAACTAGTCAGTGTTGAATCCTGTGCCTTTATCGCACTGGAAAGTGTAGGTGGAGTTGACGAGGTTATACTGTTAGCATCCTCTGGCGGATAATCAACGTAAGCCTGTTTCCAAATATCCACCACGATGCTTCCTGATTGGTCTGCTAAGGTAGTAACCGCTGTTATGGTGCAAGCGAAAGGTATCTCTAAATCACCCTTGATGCCTGTGGTGATAACTGAGCCACCCCCATCGATAATAAACTCAATGGCAGCTATATTACTGTGATGCGCCGATTTATCCGCTTTATGGTCATAAGCCCAGTTAGAAGATATCGGGTCGACCGTTGCTCCGTCTACTGGGGTATCATCTACGTCCTCTGTCCCCACCACTATACCAGTAACGCCATGCACCCCAGTGGTCAGAGCAGCATGAGTAACGATATCACTATCAAGGCTTACCTTCTTATATTCTGCCGCCATTTAATCCTCTTGAGCTTTATCGGACATCCTATCAAGCATCGAATCCATTATTTCATGCCTCATGAGTTCCAACACAAGCAGTGTATTCTCTGGCGATGGTTTCATCTCCTCTATCACGGCAGCAAAGCGGTTATGCATCAGAATAGCTTCCTGCTTATGCTCCTCCTCAATCCGCTGAGCTAAATTCTCACACGTCTTTGCTGCCTGCTCCCGTATTTCCTCAACCTTGCCTTCTAGCTCTACGTAGGCCTTATCGACTAGCTTCTTTCTCTTGGCAGTAGCCATATAGCCCTCCTATTAAGCGATAGCTGTGCATACATAAGGATGTAGGTCACCAGTTTTGAAGTAGACTTTACCAAGGACTGGTACGGCCGGGTCAGCTGCTAGATTCTCAAGGCACAAGTCTCCAGCTTCCTGCCCGTTGAAGGCAACTTTGGCGTCAGGAACTCCGATGTCATCCAGAGCCATAGAAGCGGCAACTTCTGCTGGGGTACGGCTTTCCAAGCCGTTTGCCGTAAATCTAGCTATTTCACTAGTAGCTATGTCTGCTCCGTCAATAGTAACCAGATGATTATCTGTAATGCCGTGGTTAATTGCGTGAACGTGGTCTGCTCTGGAAAAAGTATGTGCTGTCCCTACTCCTGCGGCCACTACTGTAGATATTTCAGCAGCAGCAGCGGTGTCCAGTGAGTCAGCTCCGTCATTAGGGTCGTGCGTGTCCTTATGCGCTGGCGTGCCCCCAGCACTTGAAAACTGGCCAAATACTAGGGCAGTCGTATCAACCGTGATAGGATTGTTAGTTGTTAAAACCCAGCCTTGGTCGGCCAGTGTAGTTCCTTCCTCTATGAAGGAATAGGCTCCCGCCGTAACCTCTGCATCTTGGTCAAAATCGGTTGCTCTTGTTAGAACAGCTGCTATACCCGCAGTGCCTTCTGTGGTAACTTTGTAAATGCCGTTGTCTGTCCCTGTAACTTGATTCTTGACAAGAATACGGTCATTAAGAACCGTAGCAACCCCATCAACCGTTAGAATACCAACTGCATTTATAGTAAGAGTCTTGCCTACACCTGAACCCGCAGCGGTACATGCGGGCAGTGCGGCCGCAGTAGCAACCCTACAAGACTCTTTCAAGTCTAGACCTGTAGCTACACCATCAACATAGCCCTTGGTTGCACCGTCGCCAGTTGCAGTAGGTGTAGCCAAGCTAGTAATTTTGTGTGAGTTAAGGGATACATCCGCATCGGGAACGCCGATATCATCGAGTGCCATGGTCGCGGCTACCTCGGCTGGAGTTCTGCCCTCAAGACCAAGAGTTGTAAACCTTGCCAGTTCTGTATTTGCTGGCGGGTTAGTAGTACCATCAATCGTAACTATATGATTATCGGTTATCCCGTGATTGATAGCATGTGCATGATCACTCCTAGCAAGTGAATGGGCAGAACCTTCAGCGGCCGCTTGAACGCTGGCAATCTCAGCCGCAGCGGCACAATCCAGTGGGTCTGAACCATCCTCGGGATCGTGTAAATCCTTGTGCGCTTGAGGTGGACTACCACCAACGACAGTCGCTGGGGCCACAAACTCTACCGCAGTTTCACCCACATTCACCCGTAGCAACTTTAGAGTATCATCGGTATAGTCCGCAGGGGTATCGCTCAAGCCAACAAAGTCCGTTGCCACCTCATCATAAAACGCTATTTTCTTCCAAGTTTCAGCCATGCCTATTTACCTCCTATCATGGTATTTTATAAACAAACAGTTCATCTGTATCTTTCTTGTAGAATATCTCCCCTTCCCGTGGGTTCTCAGGGAATGTGTCACCAATGGCAGGATATTGAGCCTCAGCATAGCCCATACCTCTTACCATTCTTAGCAAAGCCTTCTTATGATGATAACTAGCTCTCTGATAGAACGCTTCGACAAGTAGAATCTGGTAGGCTATGCTGTCAATCACTACGACATCCTGCTCAGTAACGTCAGCATCATAGCCATCACCATCCTTTGACAAGAATAAATCGTAATCGGCCACCATCACCTCTGCGCCGATTTTCACTTCCCTGCCTCCGCTGCTATTTAGCCGGCAAGGGACATTGGTTAGATAGTTGCTCCAGAGGTACTCAGGATTACCATATTGGTCATATGTGTCGACAGAATGCCTCTTTATAGTGCATGTCTGAAATAGCAAATCAACAAACGCCACACTAATCCTCCTCCGCTGTTATGCCACTTCCACGTGTCAAGTCTATCTCAGCCCACTCCAGTACAGGCGTCTCAGCCTCTGCTTTTCTATACTGTTCAGCTAAAGCCAGCTTATTAGAGGCTTGTTTCTTGGTATAGGAATAATCACCTATCTTCTCAGACTCGGCGCTCCCAGTAAGTGAAGCTGCCCATGCTTCCAGAGCTAAAGCGGCAGCAAGATTCACCGAGTTAGAGGCCATGGTAAGAAATTCTGTTATTTCTTCGTCAGTAAACTGGGCATCCGTAACATCGGTATCGCTAATTAACAGCCTTACCTTCCCTATACTAGTGGTCAAATCATAAGTTGCCGCCATATTACCTCCTACTTTGCATGAAAGTGAATCTCTGCCAGATACCCGGAGCCGCTAACGCCAGGCACTCCGGCAATGTTCCCGAGGATTCTAGCCCTCCCTTGAATCCGTGGCGGAATGAATCCCCACATATCGATTGGAATAGGCGTGGAGCCTATCTCGCCATTGGTTACATCAACTATAGCGAGTTTGTCGGGGTCGTAGACGATATCGACTTGAAACGAATCCAGGTCAACCAGGTCATCAACTTCTAACTTAGCAGTAAAATCACTGCCCGATACGACTTCCTCTGGCGCTGTTACTTGCACTTCCACACTACTAACTGCTGACGCCGGGTTGATATTGATTGCCGCCCCTTCCCATATACTCACGGGGATCGGTTGCGCATATTTGTTAAACAGCTTTCCCTTTTCACACTCAATCCTTACTTGCTCTGCCATAATCTGCTCCTATCCAAATGAAACGCTTATGTCTCCGAGTGTAAACCCCGCTGAGAATGCGACATACAGACCGTTATTTAATTTAGCGTCATAGATTAAAACGGTAGGGATAACGTAAAGTGCAGCATCCATAGCTAAGATAGCTATGATGTCTGCACTAACTCCAGCTGCCGAATCATATAAAGTCACTGTGCAACCAGCAGCAGGATCAGGTCTATTTATAGTTACCGAATGTAAAATCCCAGAGCTTGTAGCAACCTGATTACTGGCTGTTAAATGCAACCAGCTAAATCCGAATTCAGTTATTGGATTTGCCATATATTCACCTCCTCAAACAAACTTGCCGGGGGAAGAGATAAAGGAGTAAGCCTCAACCCCCGACAAGCATAGCTACCAGCCATAATGGCCAGAAGCTAACTTTAGATACCTGTAATACCTCCAGCGTAGGTCGCTCTCCAGTCCAGTCTGCATCCACCGAAGATTTCACGAACTCGGTAGAACACGTTATCGGTAGCAAAGTCGCCGTCCATTGGGCCGATTGGCCCACCACCAATGCTTACCTTGTCGCTCGCCTTCATGCAGATTTCTGGTCTCTCATGTCCTTTCATATGTGCAACCTCAAGAGCGGCAATATCCTTCGGGTCAGCAAATAGATACCAGCCGGTTGCTCCACTCACAGTATCTATGACAGGTAAGTAGGGGTCGATTACCAATTGCAAGCCATACTGTGAGACCACATTGCTCGTCGGGAATGGACGCACTGCCGCACCGGCGCCAGGGCTTTCCACCCACATCTTAGTTGTTGAGGTCAGGGCTTGCCGAGCAGTCATTTCAAGAGCCGGGGGCACTACCAGGCAGCTGGCTCTATTCATTATCGGTTCACCATTAGCATCAACAACAGCAGCCATGAATTCTAACCCTGTTTCAAGACTGGCAATGGTTAAGAGACTTGTAACCACGTTAACCGTGTTCGCAGCCCCACCATCGGAATACAGGAATCCGGCATTGGCATGACTAACAGCATCGTAGTTTCTTGCATAAAGCGCGGTGACTATTCGATGCTCGGTCCTTACCGCAGCTCGGGCAAACCTTTCTGGTGTATCCCTGAGAGCCCCCAGATCATCGTTGATTAATGCCTCCCATGATATATCGAATTGGCGGCCATACTTCTTGACTTGCAGGTCATAGTAAGCCTCATTCCGTTCACTAGCCAGATATTCGCCTTTCGAGCCTACCTCAGCCAGATACTGATCACCACCGGTAATAGCAAATCGGCGGGATACTTTGAAGTCTTTATTCGTGGACGATTTAACAAAAGCCTTCCACACCGGGTCAACGGCTTTATAGGATACAAGAACTTGCTTGTTTAGTATATCGCCGAACAGGTAAGGGAAGTCTGAAGTCGTCAGCGCCTCCCGGATCAGGTATTCGTGTCTATGCGCTGGAAAGTTATGGGCATTTGAGAGCAGATCCACAGTCTCCTTTAATTTCTGCTCATATCTCTCGCCCCTACCAACATCGCTAAGGGCGATATACCCCTTCCAGTCCTCCATTAATTTCATTATTTCCATTTTGGATTATCCTCCTGTGTTTATTTTGGGTAACAAAAACCCCGCCTTATTGCGGGTTTAGTCCAGTGTTACCCCTCTTTTGGTCTATTTTTTAGGTTCCACCTCCGCCACTTCCGCCTTTTCCTTTTGTGCCTGTGTTATGGTTTCCCGAAAATCAATATCCTTCTGCACTAGGTTATTAGCCACTTGAGCACCTTCTAGTTGACCGATAAACTTGTCGATTTCCTCGACTCGCCTAGTGAGCTGAAGGCGTTCGTAGGCTAATTCCCTGATTTTCGAAAGGGTTGTTTCCGTTCGACTTTTCAGGTTATCAATTACAGGATCGCCAGTTACTTTGGTTTCCATAAATCTCCGTTCATTTTTTGGTTATGCCCACGCAATTACAGGAATACCATATATCACCCCATCAATATTGACAGGGATTTTGTGAGTCGTATTCTGAGCTAGAGATTGAACCTGAGCCTTCAAACCAGCGCCTCTCCCAATCTCCGTGTCAAACCATGCCTGAAGTGTGCCCATCGTTCCATCACCACAGATTTGAATTGCACACTGTGTTCCTGGAGCTACTCCCCCTCCACCACCCATTGCGATGGCAATCCCAAAAACTTCGGTAATAGAAGTCAGCGCTTCAAGGG